TCCCATAGTATAATAAAATAATTATTTCATTTTGTAGACTACAAAAATATAGCTAAATTTGCACAATAACAAATGAAAGTATGAATTATATGAAATAATGTGGAAAATTTAAGTAAAGATTTTTAAAACTATTTAACTATTTAAGAATTTAAAGAAACAGAACAATTAGTATGTTAGATTTTATTAAAAAGGTGTTCAATTTTATAAATGGCTTGAATCCTACAGTTAAAACCATAATCATAATGGGACTACTGTTTTGGTGTACACAAGTATGTTTAGTAAATCAAAGTAGGCTATTTATAACTGACTACATCGAGTCTGTTGAGTACAATAACAGAAAATCTGAGGAGTATTCTCTAAAAGTCTCTCCCAAAATTAGGAGACAAGTAGAGAACATTAGGAACAAAGATACAGATGCTTCAAACGTTCTTCTATTATCTTTTCACAATACCAAGAAAAGTTTACAGGGTTTTTCTTATATGTATTTAACGGCATTAACTGACTCTCCAAGGGGTATAGATGATGAAAGTCGCCTTGACATATGGACAAATCTTCCGTATTTACAGTTCTCGGACGAAGTAGAAAAGATTAGAAGAGCCAGCTATTTAAGAATAGATTCGCTGGAATCTGCAAAAGAAAAGTTTCCGCAATTGTACAAGAAACTAAAGATGAGCGGAGCTTGTGCCGCAGCACTTTACCCGATTGAGGGTATAGATAGCGAAGGTTTTATAGAACCTGTTGGAATGATTGTCGTGATGTACGACGAACCAAAACGCTATTATTTAGGATATTATAATGAATGTATTGCCCCTTATATTCAAGTACTTTCCACGCTATTAAATTATAATACAACGTACAAAAATAAACAATGAATTATGCAAGTCGATAAGAAAAATGGTAATGTATGTTACAATGATTTAAATCATATCTATTGGAACGAAAAGGATGAATCTAGATATACATCAGTTACTACACTAATACACTCTTTTACTCAACCTTTTGATAAGGAATTTTGGAGTGCCTATAAAGCATTAGAAAAACTTATTCCAAAAGAAAATTGGGCAATAGAAAAGAAATCACTTTTATCTACTAAAAGATTTGATACATCTATATTGGATTTATATAATATTGATGCTGGAGTATTTAGTGATACGCAACAAGATATACTAGACGAATGGGATAAGGCTAATAAAGACTCTTGTGAACGAGGTACTGCAATTCATGCAGAATTAGAAAATCAATATTACAAGAAGCCGAAGGATATAAGCCTTAAAAAGTACGGACTCGGAGGTAAATTCGAGTGTAAGAAAGGGTACACAGAATTAGATATGAAACAGGGAGTTTATCCTGAATATCTAATATCATACGAATCAAAAGACGGAATGTTAAAAATTGCTGGACAGATAGACTTATTAATAAAAGATGGTAATGACATCTATATTGTGGACTATAAAACCAACAAGAAAATTGACCAGAAATCTGGATTCGATACATCAACAAAGAAAAATGCAACAATGCTTTATCCACTTACTAATCTAATGGATTGTAATTATATGCATTACACTATGCAATTAAGCACATATGCTTATATGTTACAGCAATTAAATCCAGAGTTTGTAGTAAAGCAATTAATATTAGTGCATTATGACCATGATGGCAACGAAACTACATATAATCTCGATTATCTAAAAGAAGATGTAGAGAGAATGTTTAGCTTCCATAAGAAAAACATGATTAAGGAAAAACAACGAGCTAAAAGACAAAGGATAGAATATTAATCTTAGTAGAGAAGAATAAATTTAAGGAGCATTTTTAAAGCCTTATATAACGCTTTAAATGTTAAGCAATGTAATAGAGATTCGAACGGATTAATATATCCTTATTTATAGACATGAATGTAGGACATATTGTAACTGGACACTTAAATGAAGTTCTCAATTTGAAACAAGATATTTCAAAAAAGAGACTAGAGATATGTAAAACATGTCCCTTATTTACTCCTAAATTAGGAGGAATGTGTAATAGAAGATTATGGTATAATGCCCAGACGGGAGATGTAAGTACAGTTAAACTAGATGGATATGTGCGAGGATGTGGATGTAGACTAAAAGCAAAAACCACAATGTCAAGAGAATCTTGCCCCGCAGGAAAATGGTAAAAATTTTAAAATGTAAATGAATTATGGCACACAACCCAGCAGAATACGAAAAAGTAAAAATAGCACAAGAATTAGTAGGATTAGACTCAGGAGACCAACACTTTGTAATGTCAGCTGAAGAAAACGTTCAAGAGAGAATGGCAAGAGACGCAGCTGTTAGATTTAATGACAGTGTTGATGAGTACACAGCTAAAATGGATAACTATATTAGAGACGTAGAAGAAAAGGCAAAGAGTATTGCTGAAAACATGAATGGATTAGAAATTCTTCCAGTCTTTAACTATATGATAGTAAGACCTTATGACCAGAATCCTTATCAAAAAATTAAGGTTTCATCTTCTGGACTTATCTATGACTTGGGTGGTCACAAACCTGAATTTAAAAATCCTGATAACGGACAACTGGAAGAAGAAGAAAACTTCATTGTTGTAGGTAAAGTAATTGAAGTAGGTCCTGAAACTAAGTACGTTAGAGAAGGAGATGATGTATTCTTTACTAAACCTTCACAGACTCCTATACCATTCTTCAAGATGGGACTTGTCTATGTAAGTGAACAACGTGTTCTTGCAGTAGTAAATGAAAAACTTAAAGCTCGTTTCATGAGAGCATCAGAAGGAAAACTTAAAGCATACAATAAATTTTAATTATGGAAGAGAAAATATACTTTTTGCCTGGCGATGTGGTAACACTACGTCAGGCAATTCCTTATAAGCCAACTATGATTGTTGTGAAGAAGGAAACTAAGATAATCAGCCCACGTAAATCAGCAGGTATTGACAAATTTACAGGGGGAAAGGAAGATTGCCTGAAAGGAATTAAATGTAGATGGTTCACATCTAATGGTGAATTACAAGAAGCAGTATTTAATACCAAGGATTTAATAAAACTATAAAATGGTTTCTAGAAGAAAACTCAACCAACAGACCAAAAGAAACTCCCAAAATGCTACGACAGCTTTAGCAAATTTTAAGCCTGCCGCTCCTGCAACACCTTCTTACCCTAATTTAGGAACGAGGGTAGGACAGCAACCTCAAGGACTCTCCTTAAGTGAGAGAGATGAAATGAGGACTAGGCTAAATAATACTAATGGGAGAAAGATGATTCAAGATACAAATACCAAATTTAGGAACGAGGGTAGGACAGCAACCCAATCTTCTAACTTTACTGGTTCATTCAATAATGCATTTGCGGCAGCCAGAAAACAAGGATTAAAACAGTTCCAGTGGAATGGTAAGTTATATGGAACACAATTAGCATCTGCACAACAGGCAGCTCAACAAACTAAACAAGCTCCTACTCAAACAGCTAAACCGAACGCTCCTGAATCTACATACCTTGATTCTATGCGGAGAGGTTCTCTTCCACAAGTAAATGTAGTAGCACAAAGAGCCGCAACTACTCCTATGCCAGCACCAGTACAAGCAGTTCAAAATGAACCAAGCGCAGATGCTTTAGGTTGGGGAACTGGTCAAGGACCTTATCGTTCAGCAGGAACTATTGCTCCTACACGTGGTTTTGATAATAGGGGTGCTTATTCTACAACAGGCGGTTCGCTTACAAATACACTAAGTAGTAATCCCACTTATGAAACTTCTCCTCAAATAAGAAGATATACTCCTTCTTATAGATTTCCTGGAGTTCAGAGTAATAAAAAAGGTGGAAAACTTGGAGACAAACAACAAGAATTTGTAGCTTACTTGATTCAAGCATCTGGAGTAGAGACCGAAGATGAATTAAATGACTATATTCAAGACTTAGGACAAGAAGGATTACAAAGAGAATTAGCAAAATTTGAAGAACTTATGACACAAGGAACTGAACAAGTACAAGCAGCAGCTAAGGGTGCAAAATTAAATTATATCAAATCATTAAGAGGACAATGTCCAGAGGGATTTGAAATGCAATATTTTAAGAAAGGTGGAGTAATGTGTAGCCAATGCATTAAGAAAGCAAAAGCACAGAAAGCTCCGACTAAAGCAGAGCAAGGAACTAAAGTAGTTCAAGACTTTAAAGCTGACATGAGGAAATGTGGCGGAAAGATGAAAGGCAAAATGAAGAAAAAAGAAGACGGAGGAAAAGTAAAAACTATTCCCGGAGTTATAGATACTAAAGAAAACAAACTATCTCCAAAAGGTAAAGTACAAATAAAGAAACATTACTTTGGAGGAAAACTCTAAATAACTTATGCAGAAAATATTTCTATATGATAATGTAAATAATAGAATAGAGTTAAATGTTCCGGAAATTTTACTCATTCGTGAGTTTAAAGCCCTAATGGATAAAAAAAGAAATATTACTCCCAAGGATAAAGAAGGAAAACTTGGAACTCAAGCATTTAAAGAATTTACATATATATGGTTGGCATTAGATTGGTTATCTCCTTATGCTGATTATGCAGAACAAGAGAGACACCAAGAAGCTTTAAAGGACGCAGGACTTACTCAAGCAGAATTCGATGACCCAATATTCAGGGCAGCTTGTAGAAAATACAGAGCTTTACAAGAAGAAACTCGTTCAATAAAGATGCTAAAAGCAGCTCAAAACACGGTTGATAAATTTATTGACTATTTCAATAACATAGACCCAGAGGAGAGAGAATTACAATCTGGCAAACCTATCTTTAAAGTAAAAGATATTATGACAGAAATCTCTAGTTTATCTAAAGTTAATGATGAACTAAAGGCATTAGAAGGTCAGGTTAAGAAAGAACTCGTTGAAGATTCTTCTTTACGTGGAGGTGCTACTGATGGATTTATACCTAAAGACTTTTAATTATGGCTAGAGGAAGAAAAAAGAAAGTTGTTGAAGAACCTACTTTAGATATCCTTCCGGAAAGAGTCCAACGAATATTACAAGAAGTAAAACAGAAAGAGGACCAAGAGTTCAAGGATGAAATTACTTCTCTAATAAAGGCTAGAAAAGGAGAATGGGATGTCACTATAAATGATGATATCCCATTTTTTGATTCCAATCTATCCTACGAACTTACAGGATATAAACCTATCGATGATAAACATGGGTTGGACTTTGACCCAGCTTGGTATACTGAAGCTAAGGATACATTTATGAGAACAGGACATTACTGTACTTATAGATTTGGAACCAAGCCTTATAATGACTTCTGGACGCAAGAATATATAAGATGTAGAGATGGAATGACAGTTAATGGATATACAATTACTGGTGATAATTATTTTTTCTTGAATTATTATCAATTAATGGACTTGACATCAGCTGACAAAGCCGGTGGTGGTAGACTTTATGACTTCCCAAGATTTTTTGTAAAACAGTATGAATATTTCCATTACGTTGAATTATGTAAGAGATTAAGAAAAAATGCCATAGGACTTAAAGCCCGTGGAGTTGGATTCTCTGAAATTGGTGCTGCAATTGCAGTAAACACATATAATTGTAGAAGAAACTCTGTTATAGTTATTGCAGCTCAACTTGAAAATTATCTTACTAAGACTCTTAGTAAATGTTGGAAACAGTTGGACTTTTTAAATGACTATACTGATGGAGGATTTTTCAAACTAAGGCAAGTAGAAGATACAGCTCTTAGTAAGAAAGCATCTGTTTATAAAGTAATAAATGGACAGAAAGTAGAAGCTGGATGGATGTCAGAAATCACTGGTATCAATGCTGATAAGCCAAATAAGATTCGTGGTGACCGTACCGACTTATTAATATACGAAGAAAGTGGTTCTTGGCCTCAATGGAAAAGAGCTTTCGAACAGGGAGACGCTCTTGTAGGTATTCAAGGAGCAAAGTTCGGAATTAAAATGGCTTGGGGAACAGGTGGAGATAAAGGTCCTTCACTTGAAGGATTAGCTAAAGCATATGAGGAACCCGATACATATGATGCTCTTCCTTACAGACATAAATATACTCCAACTGGTGAAGAAGTTATTACAGCTTACTTTATTCCTGCATATACTATCATTAATAGACCAGGACTTATTGATAAAAGAGGTTGGACAGACCCAGTTAAAGGTAGGGCTTATTATGAAAAGGAAAGAGACAAGAAAGCAGCTGACCCTGAAACTTTAATTATACACTGTGCTGAATATTGCTTTACAGCAGACGAAGCTCTAGCTTTGGAAGGTACTAATAAATTTAATAAGGTACTTATTTCAGAACAGATTGCAAGAATTAGAGTTGACAAACAAGGTCAGAAAATTAGTGTAGGTTCTCTTGAATATAAGTTTAATGGCCCAGTACAAAAAGAAAATATAGTTGGCTTTAAATGGATAGAAAACTCTGCTCATGGTAAAGTACATATATTGGAACATCCTATTTGGACTATTGATGATAAACAACCTAAGATGAGGGATATGTATGTGGCTGGAATAGACAGTATTGATATTGGACAGAAGGAAACTTCTGATGCTACTAAAGACCCTTCTGATTTTTGTATTGTAATTAAGAAAAGAATTAGAGGTCTTACTGACCCTATGTATGTTGCCTATTATAAGGACAGACCTCAAGACGTAAGAGATGCATATAAAATTGCACTCAAACTTATGGAGTATTACAATTGTCAATGTGTAATTGAAGCATCTAAAGTTGCCATGATTACATGGGCCAGAGAAAATAAATGTCTTAATAGGTTTATGAGAAGACCTAGGGCTACTATGCCTGATGTTCAAAATGGACAAAGTAAACAGTACGGTGCTCCAGCAACAGTGGCAGTTATTGATTTACAGACTGACTTAATTGCAGACTTTGTAAATGACTATTGTCATACAATATGGTTCCCAGAAATGCTTGATGAACTTAATCGTTATACTGATGAGAATAAGCGAAAGTTCGATATTGTGGCGGCTATGGGTATGGCTGAACTTGGTGACCAAGAATTACAAGGAATAATACCTAAAGCTGTTGAAAATGTAGATGATGCATTTCAAGACTTTGGATATTATAGAGACGAGAATGGAATTAAAAGGTGGGGAACTATTCCTAAAGAGAAACCTAATATTCCTAAATATGATTTATTTCCTTATCATTATGACAACGACAGAACTAGAAGCAGCAATCCTCGACATAATCCGCAGATGCTACAAAATGGAATATACTAGCAAACTTATAGTGAAAGAACTTCCAGAAGGAGGTTATTCAGCTATATTTGCGATGAATAATATTGATAAACCATTAGTAATCTCTGGACAATTAGGAGCTTGCGACTTTTTAAAATATATAGAACAAGAACTTAAAGACAAATGTCTTTGGAGAGTTGAATATTCATTAGGATATCAATCATTCCCAGAGCCTTGTCCAGAATCACCTGAACAAACAAAATGTAAAAATGAAAGATACTAAAAAGAATGAAGAGTTGATGGAAGCTACCAACAGGGCAATCAGCGAGCTGGTTTATCCTAAGTACAGGTTGCAAAAAGCATACAACTACTATAACTGCAAAAGAGATGCTGAGCAGTACAGATTTCTTGAAGAAAATTATGGTATAGGTCAACCTACATCAGTAGAATTCATACCTCTTATTAGGAAACATGTGGATGCTTTAGTAGGAGAGTTTCTAGGAACTCCAATTCTTCCTAAAGTATCTTGCAAAGACTCTGCAACGATAAGTGCTATCACTCGTGAAAAAGAAATTGCAATTTCCTCTGAAGTATATAGTCTTCTACAAAAACACTTAAAGAACTCTATGCTTAGCTTTATTGACGGAAGAGATATTACAGATAAAGCCATAGAACAACAAATACAAAAGTTGATTGATGATTTAGACCAATCATTTATTTCCCAATATGAAATGGCAGCTCAAAATGTCATTGAGTATATTATGCAAAGTAGGGACACTGACCTTATGACTAAACTAAGAATATTGTTTTTAGATTTACTAATAACTGGTTATGCTTTCTACAGAGTAAAGCCATCTACAAGTAAGGGAAATATTGATATAGAGGTACTTAATCCTTTAAATACATTTATTGATAGAAATCCTGAATCTATATATATTAAAGATTCTTATAGAGTTGTTGTAAGAAAATGGCTTACTAAGAATCAAATCTTAAATATATATGGTAGAGATTTATCAAGAGATGATATTGCTAAAATTAAAGACTCATGGCATCAAAGCTTTGATACTTCTCATTATTACGTAAGGTCATTTGCTGATGTAAAAAGTGGTGCTCCTATGACAGACGGACTTGAAGCAGGAAGAGAAATAGTTCCTGGATTTCCAGATGAAGCTATTCAATCTTACAATTATAAACTAATTCCTGTTTATGAAGTTGAATGGACTGAGACTGATAAAGATTACAATCTACAAAGATATGAAACTGTTCGTATAGGACAGGAGATTTATATCTTAAAAGGTAAAAATGAGGAAGTAATAAGAAGTAAAGATAATCCTTCTTATTGTAGTTTATCAGTAAATGGAGTCTACTTTAATGATAGAAATAATGAGCCATTCTCTTTAGTATTAGCTTGTGCTAATCTACAAGATAGATATGACTTATTACATTTCTATAGAGATAATTTAATTGCAAATAGTGGAACTACTGGAGACTGGTTAGACTTATCAGTGTTGCCTACTGCTCTTGGAGTTAAACTTCCTGAAAGAATCCAGAAATGGATTGCTTACAAAAAATCAGGAGTTGCAATTATTGACACGTCACAAGAAGGAAGACAATTTAACAGTAATACAACTTACTCTGGATTTGATGATACGGTTAAAGCCCAAACTATTCAAGGTATTCAGATTGCAATTGATGCTACTGAACAGACTACAAGTTCTATTACTGGAGTTTTTAGAGAGCGTTTAAATGGAATCCAACAAAAGGATGCTGTTACTAATGTGCAGACAAGTGTTAATAATTCGTTTATTATTACTAAGAAGTACTACCAACAAATGGATTTAGTAACTAACGAGCTTCTTCTTGACTGCTTAAACATAGCTAAAATAGTTTATAAGAATGGATTGAAGGGAACTTTAATTCTTGGAGATAAATATCAAAGAGTCTTTACTGCACTTCCAAAATATTTTACTGTCAGTGATTATGATATTCATATTGTAACAAGCACTGATGTTATTAAAGATATGGAATCTATTAAAGCTATTATTCCTGAATTTATTAAGAGTGGAACTCTAGAGCCAGGAATAATCTTTGAAGCATTAACTGCCAAGAGCTTAACTGAACTTAAATATAAAGTACAGAAAGCACTTAAAGTACAGAAGGATGAAAATGGCCAGATGCAGCAACTTATGCAGCAGAATGAACAACTTCAACAGCAAGTACAACAACTTCAACAACAACTTCAACAAGCTCAAAATAAGGTTGAATCTCTTAATGAAGCTAAGTTACAAATTGAAGATAGAAAGGCTAAAGCTGATGAACAAATCGGATGGTATACAGCTAAGACTGATAGGAGGTCTAAAGATTCTAAAGCTGAAAACGACGATAAAAGAACTGAAATTGAGTACGCTCAATTATATGATGGCAATTCTAATAATAACGAAGTAAGAAATATATAATATATGACTCCTGTATTTAATGTATGTAAATCTAATACTTGCGGATTAACAATCACTGGTCTCTCAAGAGAGGCCGGTGAGTATCTGCCAGAAGATTCTACTGAAAACATAATTAACACTTTTAAGTACAGTGAAACTGTAACTGTAAATGTTATACAATTAGATAAGATAGACGAACCTGAATTTATTAAATCTACTGTTGTGCCTCATTTAACTAACACTGATGAAGTAAAAGTAGACATATCTAAAGATGGTAACTACCGTATCTCACATATCATAATTCCCACTACAGAGTGGTTGCAAAAAGAAATAGATAATCCTAACAGTTCTTTATCTTCTTATGCAGTTGTGTATGTTTCTGACGGTTCTACAATATATAAGTACATAAATGAAGGGCTTGTTGAATGTCCTGCACTCGAACTTGCTGAAAGAAATCCTGACGGGACTACAATTTCCATAAGTGAAAAAAATACCTTTTCCATTTGTTATTTATCCAAATGTTTTGTTACTTTGTGCAATGAAATTTTAAACATGAACCTTCTTAAATGTAAGAGTAAAAATGCAGATTTGGACAACCTAATATTTAAGAGAGATTTTGTTTGGATGACTATTAACGTAATTAAATACTCCGTTAGCCTTGGTCAATATGCAGAAGCCCAAAGAATATTAGAACAAGTAAATACTTGCAATGGTTTTTGTGATTCAATTAATAACAAATATAAAACTTTAAACAGAAGTTCTGGATGTGGATGCAATTAGTTTACTTAAACAGAAAATAATTGAGGATTATAATTCTTACGTGAAAAAACTATATAAGGGATACCGAGAAGACTATTCTTTAATTTTGCACGAAATAAGTTTTATAGAGACTCATACTAAATTAGATAACTGTGACTTTATTTATCAACAACTAATGTTAGCATAATATATGTCAGAATATAAAGTACTAGAAGAAGGAGTTCTACTTGATGACTGGATGAACGATAATCCAGAACAGCCATATATTCCTAAGAAAACTCCTAGCTGTAATTGCAACACTTGTCCAGACGAAGACGGGCATCTACTAAAGGATAACTTCTTTGGGGAGTTCTTAACTGAAGCTGATAAGAGAAGAGCTAGAGAGAACCTAGGACTCAAAGATATGGAAGGCGATGCAGCCAACATTACTTATAAGACAGATACTGACCCTGATATAGAGTCGGTTAAAGATGCCTTAGATAAGTTGTTCTATGTTCCAATAACTATTAGCTCATTTACTGTTTCTCCTAATGAAGCAGAAACAGGTTCAGAAGTTAATACCCTTACATATAACTGGAAATATAATAAAGAGATTAAACAACAATACTTTGACGGAGAAGAAATTAATGCTTCACTTAGAACTAAAACTATAACTGGAGCATTTAAGACTACAACATCTAAAACCTTAACTGCATCGGACGGAACAGAATCCAAATCCAGTACTGCATCTTTAGTATTCAAGGATGGTAGATATTATGGGGCAAGTGCAACAGACCCAACAGTTTCTGATATGATTTCTTCTTTTACAAGAAGTTTGAATCTTACTAGAGGAAACAGTTTTACAGTTAATGCTAGAGAAGGTCAATATATCTATCTTCTAGTCCCATACTCTTTAAAGGATATTTCTTTTTCAGTAGGTGGATTTGAAGGAGGATTTTTTATAGTAGACGATAATTACCAATTCACTAGATATGAGGGAACTACTATAAGATGTGTTCTCTTTAGAAGTGATAATCCGGGCTTAGGAAGTACAACAGTAACTATTAAATAACATGGCAGTAGAGTTAATTAGCGAAATAGTTCAAAAAGGTGGTCAGGATTTCGCTCTAGTTGATGCCAATAACATTCGTGGAGGTTTCTACCAAGTAACCGAAATGAGCGAAAGAGATGCAATACCAGACAAAAGAAAAAAGAATGGTATGCTTTGTTTCGTACTCAATGACCCTGACAAGGTCTTTACATACCAATGGCTTAATGGTTATTGGATTAAAGCACAACTTGGCGGCGGAGGTGGTGGGGATGGAGACACTAGAGTTGAAATAGTATCAACGCCAGAAGAGCTAGCGAACAGAGTAGACTTGGAAAGAGCTGGACAAATCGTATATATCGAGAGTACAGATGAAGTTCTATTCTGGTCTAATAAAGATAAATGGAGCTCTTTTGACCATATTAAAATACAAGATACAGAACCAGTTGACGATGATGCAGTATGGATAAATACTAGTCAGAAATCACTACCTCAGTATACAAATCCAGATTTGGCTACTATAATAGAGGCAGTTGAAGCACTTAGAAAACTGGTAAATAAGCATGAATATGCATTTACACATGAGATGTCAAGTGGGGGTTTTGAAAATAGTGCAAGACTCGATATGATGAAAGCTGCTTCACCTTTGGAACCAGGAACGGAAACAGAATCGACAGCAGCAGAAGAATATCCAGAATACACTGAATATGAAACTCCAAATTTAAAGCACTTAGCTATTAAAGCAGGAACTTACTCAAGCCTGCTTGAGAATACAAGAAACTTTGTAAATAACGAATTACTATGGTGTACAGACACTAAACAATTATATATTATGAGTAATGGTAGTTTAAATTGGATTAATAAAAGCGGAAGTGGAGGTGGTGGAACCGAGTGGGACCCATCTGTTCTCGACAAACTGGATACCATTGGATTTGTTACCCCTAGTGGTCAAACATATAGGGTTAAGATTGAGAATGATGGAAAAATGGTTATCTATAAAAAGGAAATGGATACACCACAGACTAAACCAACAGGAGGTCAAGAAGACCCTTCGGGCTGGGTTTATGTTACATCACTATTCTTACAGAAGCTATATATAAATTCTATATACTGTGGGGGATTAGCATCTGACGAACATAGTTACAACTATTGTTCACATCATTTTGTTGAACTCTCAAATCTAACTAATGAAGATATAAACTTGAATGGTCTTTCCTTGCAATATGCAACAGAAGGAACTCAATGGCAAGTACTTCCATTATGGGGAACAATCAAAGCGCAGTCTACATTCTTAATTAGAGGTGCTCAGTGTTCAGTAATGGATGCAAATACTACTAAGATTAAAGTAAAAACATACGATATGGAATGGAGAGATTCAGGCGGAAATCTAATGAAGTTTGATAACAACAAATCCAAATTCTATCTTACTTGGGGAACTACTCCTTCGACGGTGAGGAATCCATATTCAAATGCTAACGGAAACTATAGAGTATCGTTAGGATATATCGATTTAGTTGGATTTAATAAAGAAAATGCAGAATCCTCTGATACAATAGACGCAAGCGAAAACAAACCATATACGTATCTAAGTACTGATAAACTCTTTACTAAATACTATGCAATGGACCCAGTAAGTCAGGCTACTAAATCATTAGATAAAAGAAACAATGCTAATGATTGGTATTTTGTTGACCTTACAAAAGAGTTAGTTCCGAGCATTGAAGCTTTCACTCCAAGGGCTTCATTTGAAAATAAAACAATATTCTACAATAAATCTAAACTAGTAAGTTTAAAACCTAACCTAATATCTTGTACCTTTGGTAGACAAGCAACTGCTCCAAATGCCACAAGATGTTTTAATTGGGTGTCAGTAGGATACTTTGACGAATACCTTTGGTACAAGTCAAAAGGAAGTGGCGACGAAGGCTCTTGGACTAAAGTGGAATCATTCAAAAATGAAACGGGCGTTAGGAAATATTACAATCGTATTAGAATGGAGGCAACTGACGGAACTCCATTCACTACTCATAAAGTTATTCTTAAGAACTTATCAGTAGGAACTTATGAGTATAGAGTAGGTAGAGCTGATGCAAATGGTAATCCAAGTGAATTTGCTAGTGATTCTTTAACATTTACAGTAAGAGGTACTGATGATATAAAAAACAATTTTACGTTTGTTCAGGTAAGTGACCAACAGGGATTTAACTGGGATGAATATAATGTTTGGAGAATATCAGCTGAATATATAAAGAATAATGTTCCAGAAGCGCAGTTCACTATTAATACTGGTGATATGACACAAAATGGAAATAGAATCAATGAATGGATTGACTATTATAATGCTCGTAAATCCCTATGGGGAGTTGAAGAAATGGTGACTGTTGGTAATAATGACTTATGTCCTGCCAACATGTATGTATTAGGAAATGGCGGAGACAGTTCCAAAATTAATCCTTCTAATATGTCGTTCTTCTACACATTCGAAATTGATGAAACTAATCCACCTGTATTTACTATTGAAGGTAAAGAAGTATTCGTTGATTCTCTTTACTCATTTAATTATGGTAATGTACACTTTATGTGTGTGAACTCTGAAATTACTGATTTAACTGAAACTAATATTTATGGATTAAGTACTGGAAAGATAACCTATCCGTACATTAAACAATGGTGTAAAAAGGACATTGATGCTAATGCTTCTGCTGCTTGGCAAATTGCTTATTGTCATGAAATGCCATTTACTATTATTACTCAAAATGTTATTCAACAGTTCTACTGGAATGACACAGAAAATAATAAAGTGGAAAGAAGTGGTAGCCATTTAAATTACAATGTCCCTAATGAAGATAAATACTGGTTTAGTAAGTTCTGCCAAGAAAACAATGTAAGACTTGTTCTTGGTGGACATAAACATACGTACAGCGTTAGTTGGCCGCTTAAAGAGAATTTCTCACAAGATGGAACTCCTATAAGCATGAAGCCAATTATTCAAGTAACTCAATCTGATTTAACTACTTACTTCAATAGTGATAGTTTATATGAAGAAACAGAGGGAGACTTAGCTGGACAAAAATTCCCTGTTGCATGGAAAACCGATGATAACTACAAGCAACATAAACACTTATGTACATTTGAGCTAGTTGATAACATCACTGCTCCTGTGTATGCAATGTGTCAAGCTACTGGTTATAAACATACATCTAACAAAGAGTTGCCTGCACCTAATATACCTTGGTTGAGACACTATTTCCCTGCTACCGTTAAAGTTGTAGACCAGACTAACATTACTGCAACAGTAAATGCTGGACAGAGATACCCATTCTATATTATATGGAATATTACTCCTACACAAATAACAGGTACAGTTAAGAAGATTAATTATGTATTTACCTCTGCAGGTAAGTTTAATATTAATATTCAAAGTAGTGTTAATCCACCAGAAGCTATTGGTGGTAATGGGGAAGAAAACAACGGAAATGATTTAATTATCATAAAATAATGTCAGGTAAAAGTGTAAGTATAAAAAACAAAACTACTAATGAATGGGAAATCGTCGCAGGTAGCGACGCTTCCCAAATTAGTACTTCTAATCCTGACGTGCTAGTATCTGGAGAAGTAAATATCTCTGTTGACCAAGCACTCAGTAGAACCAACAAAAAGATAGAAACACTTCAACGTAATGTTTCGTGGCTTGCGGAACATGGCGGGGGAGGCGGTGGTGGGGGAGGAGATTTCACATCCTCTATTAAATTAACTAACGGTGGTATTACAACATCTGAAGGAGTTAATATTCTATATTCTACCACTAAAGAAGTTAAACTAGATTACTTAATCACAGCATTAAAGAACAACCAAAAATTTACTATAACTGTTTCTCTAGACGGAAATAGTGTTATTTCAGGACAAGAAGGATGGTCTGGAACTCCGGGAAGTTTGCTTATTAAAAACATATCCCAGTACTCATCATCAAATAGTCACTCGGTAGTAGTTACTGCAACCGATGCAGAAGGAATTAACGCTACTCCTTATATGTTAACTGTAATTGAATCATCTATTAATTTATCAAGTAGTGTTTCATCAGTTACTGCAACAATTGGATTGGCATATAAAATAACATATACAGTTACTAATAAAGTACTGGCTGCAGACACATCTTTGATTGTTAACAATGTCACTAATGGTGTTTCTAAAACATTTGAGCTTGGTAAGTTTACATCTACTGAACCTTTGTTATATGATGTTGATTTCTTCAGCTTATTTACAGGAACTCCAACGGCAGGTTCTTCTTACACTATTGAAGCATTTGCACAAACATCTATTGACGGAAAAACTATTACTTCTGATAAAGTAACTAATAAAGTTGTAGTAGAAGACGGAACTTCTCTTGTAGTACTTGTTGATGGCATTACAACTAAAGAAGAAGTAACAGCAGGAACACCTGCAACAGAGTTCCCTCAAGGTGGTAATATCTCATTCTCATTCACTCCTTATCTATCAGGTATTAGCATTATTTACTATGCTGTTAGAATGAAGAGAGGAAACATCGTAAGAGATATTGGAACATTTGAGCCTGATGCAGAAAACCCATTCAATGAAAACCAATATGTGCAAAGAGGTAAACAACAAATCTTTAGTTGGGCTGTTGCACAAAATGACGATTACTTAGGTGATTGGGACATTACATTGAGATGCTGGTCTGAAAAGGGTTCTCCTATGACAGATACACAACTTGCTTGTGTTGTTGTAAAATCTGCACAATCTTTAATTGCTGACCAAAACCCTAGAAATACTAGATATGCAAGTTGGAGTATTAAGAATGAATTTCCAACAGCTCCCACTGCAACTACATGGATGTCAAAAGAATTAAACTATATATCTCCGGGAACAACAGACCCGATTGTAGTAAATACTCCTTTAAATGTATATAATACTAATGGAGAACTATCTGGATTCTTATCTAGCAATGGACAAACAAAACTAAGACTCAGTGGTGAATCTTACGGTATAGTAGATTTACAACCATTTAAGGATGAAATAAGTGATAATAATAACTGGTCAAGACTAGGATTTACATTCTCTGTAACTCTAAAAACTGACCTACACCCGTTCTCTGATAGAACTATATTCTTTATAGGAAATTACAGTTCTGACGGAACATTCTCCGAAGGTATTAAAGTTGGATTGGAAGACATTGTATGGTCTTACACTGACGGAAATATCAAGGAAACAATTTCTTGCAAGCTACAACAGAATGTTATTAATACTCTTGACTTTATAGTTGATAAGAATAATAGCGAAGTTAAAATCTTTATCAATGGAGTACTTAATGCTGCAAGGGAAATCAAATCTGACTTTACTTGGAAAACTACAAGTAAGTTCTATTTGGCTTGCGATGCTGACGCAAATGGAAATATAGGTAACTTTGCCGATGTTGAACTTTACGATATGAGATTCTTTAGAAGTGCATTAAACGATAAACAGATTGTAATTAATGCTTTAAATGCAAGAGCTAACGCTTCACTTATGTCGGACGGTACAGTAGATTTCTCTCTGTATAACTCTTGGAAATCAAAGAACTTCTTTAGTACATCAGAATCAACAGCATCTTCAACTTTATGGGACGACCAGAACAATACATATGCAAACATCAATTTCGATGCTTTAATTAGTGACTCTAATAAGAAGCCGCCTCTTCCAGTAGTTTATATTGACTGTGGTGGTTCTGGATTTACTAAAGCTGTATATGAAGCTGTAGGTGCAAACCCAACAGAATATACTGGTTGCACATTTAATTACTTTGACCCTAATTCTACTAAGAGCTCGGCCGTATCTACCGGAGAATTATCAGTACAGATTCAGGGTACATCATCTACTGGTTATAGAAGTAAGAACTTAGAAATAATATTCAGAAAAGAACTATATGATGATTTAGGTGGTTTAATCGGCCCAGAGCTATTCCAGCCAAATAATACATGGATGCCCGAAAGTCAATTTACATTGAAAGCTGACGTAGTTGACTCTGCTCATGCTAACAATGCTTCTATTGGTAAATGGATTAATGATAATGCAGACTTACTGTTTGATAAAACTCCACCAATGGAACAACTTGAATCAAGACGTCCTGTTGATACTAGAGATAAAACAGTTACACATCAAAATGTAACAATTAAACATACACTTGAAGGATTCCCTTGTATCTTACTTATTAAGTTTGATGGAACTGATACTCAGGAAATGTTAGGTATTTACTCCTTTAACTTAGGACGTAATGCTTACTTTAACATGGGATTCAAGTTTTTTAAATCATTCTCAAGAAGAATCAAGGATTCATCTGGACAGTATCAAGAAAACCCAGTTCCTGCTTTCATTACTACTTACGAAACATATAAAGATAATGAAAATTTTGGAACTATTGACCAAAGACAAATATACTCTTATGAGTTCTCTGAAAATGCTAACATCATTATCAAAGACGATGGAACTAAGCAGATGACTGCTCTGTTCATGCAGGACGACTTATCTATCTTGCAGCATGTTGGAGAATTTAGGTATAATGGAGCAAATGGAGATAACTCCGATGTATCTGATAACAATATTTGGCAAAGACTTCAATTACTATTTACCGACTTAGCCAGTATGACTGGTGAAGCTGTTGATAAGTATAGATGGAATGTCCAAACAAAAGGCTACGAAAAAACAGGAGACCAATATGCAGCCCAACAATCTTGGTCAGCCCTAGCTGATGATTTAACTAATAGGCTAAATATTAGAAATGCTTATTCTTACTATATAGTTTGTATAGCATTTGGACTTGTGGACTCTCTTGGTAAAAATATGACACTTCGTTCTTGGAACGTTGGAGGAAGCCTTACTGATGAAAATATGAACAAATGGTGGCCTTGTTTTTACGACATGGATACGGCATTTGGTCTATCTAATACAGGTGAAGAAAATGTACCTAAGACAGCATATCTTGATACCTTTGCTAATGCTAAAGTAGAATCTGGAGTTAACTCTCTGGTAATTACTCAAAATTCAGCAGACGGAGGATATGATACATACTCTGCAAGATTATGGGATGTTCTTAGAGACACAAGATTTATAAATACAGGGGTTTATTCAGGAGCAGGATATGATGCTTTATGGGAAACTTGGCGTTCAGTAGGAACACTTCTTAAAGAAGCTAACTACTTCGTTGATAACTATTTCAGCATCCAAATGAAGAACTGTGGTGAGCTTCTATATAATTATGACTACAAAGTTAAGTATTTAACTAGATATTCAAAGGATGAAGGTAGTGCCGCTTCTTATGCTAATATTGAGTTCTTACATGGACCTCGTGTTGAATTTGTAAGAGACTGGCTAAAGAAAAGATACTACTTTATGGATGGTGTGTTCCAATATTCAAATAGTGCACTCATCCAGCCATATAATGAAAAGGGTGCTTTTAAATGTGGTGGTGCGGAAGGACAAGCTCCTACACTCACAGTAAAATCTAATTGCCCGTTAATCTTTACGGTAAACATTGGACAGACATCTGCGGGAGATATTAGATATTTTATTGATGAGAATATCCCAACAACTATTACTCTATCACCTATATCTTCTTTTAATACGCAGATTACTATTAATGGTATTTCTCAAATCAGTCAGCTTGACGGATTGAAATATATGAGATTCCAAGGATTTATGTCTACATTGAGACTGCCAAGTTTTGCAAATGTAGATATATCAGGAGTAAAGACATTGTCAAGTGCTCCAATTCTATTTGAAACAGCATTTATTAATGACCAAGATTTCTCTGATGTAAGACATATTGACCTTAGTAATACATCCTTCTGGTCTGGAAACAGTGGTGTAAGTACATTTACAGTAAACATTGAAAAGTATACGAAACTAAAAGATTTGAATATCTCTGGTTCTTGTGTAACTTCTCTATCTTTACCAAATGCTTCACTTGCTTCCCTTAATATTACTAACTCAGATGTAGAAAAGATTACATTACAGTCTCAACCATTCTTGAGTTCTATCGACTTTACAGGATGTAAGAAATTAAAAACTGTAATTATTGATTCTTGTACCAAGATAGAATCACTTACTCTATCAAGTTTAAGTGACTTGGATTCTGTAACCATTACAGGATGTCCTAATTTGAAATCTATTGTTTGTACTAACAATACTGCGCTATCAGTATTTAATGTATCTAACTCTAACAATGTAGAAACAATAAACCTATCTAATTGTAATAGTAGGTCTCTACAAATATATATTGTAGGTGCGGCTAAGATTAAAACACTAAATCTTTCTGGAACTACAACTCCAGAGCCAATTCAGTTAGCACAAGGTCTGAACACAATTACTTCTTTAGACATTAGTAATAGTTCTGTATCTGCTTTCCAATTTGGTAATGACCCTATCCCTACTTATAAAGGTGATAATATCTTAGATTTAAGTCCATTTAATCTTACTTCATTATCTTTAAGAAATGCAGGTTTAGTTAAATACATTAAATTTGATAATAATAAAACTAAGCCATTTACTGTTGGTAATTCTTTCTTCGTTGGATGTTCTTCTCTTATAAGAGTATTCGGACATTTGGCACTTAGTGGGCAGAGTATATTTAGTAACTGTAACAAGTTCTTTATACATGACATGCCAGATACTATTCCGACTCCAATGATTAGTCCTACTGAATGGTTCGGCCCAGATACGAGCACAGAAGATGGAAAAACTCAATGGAAAGCTAACACAAATCTAGATACAAACTTTACTATCTCAACCACTGCTTTAAACAGTGTGTTTAGTACTACTGCTTGTACTCTATATGATGTGTATTATATACTTAATAGATGTCAGAATGTTACAAGTTTGAATGGTACGTTTGTTGCTTGTAGACAAGTTACTACTTCAGTTCCTAACTCTTTTAACAGAAATATGTTCAAGTACTGCGGTAAAGTAACAACCATAGATAGCTTATTCTGGGATTGTGGAGACTTAACTAGTATATATTTTAGCCCTACACATGATGACGATGGAAACATTACAGCATACGATGGACTGTTCTCACCGCTTGTGAGTTGTACTAATATGAACAACTCATTCCGAGCAGGCGGTCAGAAGTATATGGATGAATATCTATTTGCCCCAGTAAATGCAAATGGAGATACTCTAAAACTAACTTCAATCAGTTGGGCTATCTACCACGAGACATTTATTAAAAATGCTAGTGCTCCTAAAGAAGAAATTTTAAGTTCTGATTATATATATGCCAAGGCAAGTAAGCTGTTAAAATATTTGCCAGAACTTAACAATATAGGTTATCTGTATGCAAGTACTTATTCTAAAATTGAGTTTGATTTAGATACATATACAGAGAATGGAAAGACAGCTTCATACTGTCCTCTATTCTATAATAACTCCAAATTGGTTTCAATAAGTCAATGCTTCAATTGTTACGGTAAAGGTTCTTTATTGAATGTATTTGGCGGAGATGAAGTATTTAACTCTATGAGAAATAACTTCCCTCAATCATTACAATATATTAGAGGTTCATTTAACTGTGCTAAAGAAGGAAGCAATACAGTAACTTGGCCTATAAAGAACTCAATGTTTAGTAAGATTAAGTCTACAATCAAGTTTATTGGGCCGGCTGATGAAGGTAACTTTACAACAAGTGCAGGTAGCTTTGCTGGAGCAGGTATTGTTAAATCATACATTCCAGACTTAGTTGGAGATAAGTTCCCTTATGATGTATTTAGAGGTTGTACTAACCTAACAGAAGCTCCGGCTTTCTTTGCTAGAATGGCGTTTCCTTCTGATACAACAACTGAAATTCCGGGAACTACATTTAATGACTGTACCAAACTTACTAATATTTCTTACATGTTCTACAATATGAGTAATGTAAAATACTCACTTACAAGTAGAGGATTTAAGAATTGTAGGATAGTAAATGCCACAGCTTGTTTTATGGAAGATACATCTAACTATTGTAAAATAGGAAAAGTTCCTTATGGTTTATTCTATCAAGAAACGGATGTAAGAAAACAATTTATTGGTTGGAATCATACAGACGCTGCAGCTTCTGGAATTACTGAAACATTTGGTATTACAGAAAGTGGAGAATGGATTCCTGATGATGAATTGCCAACTCAATTACCTGCAACTAAAACATATGAGTTTACAAGAAAACAATTAAATAGAACTATAAGAACCTTAGATGGATGTCTAAGAGGATTTAGAAGTCCAGATGCATCTCAATACTTAATTGATTGGGGAAATCTAGAATATGGAGATTCAGGGGATTTAGTAGCAATTAATGAAGACTATAACCCAGTTGAGTTTATAAAGAACTCTGCTTATGACCCAAGAGAACAGGTTCCTAATCCTGCTTACAATCCTGAAAATCCAGGAGCTGAGCCAGAGTTTATTCCTAATCCAAATAGAGATATTCGTAGAGTATTGAAGAATACTAACTATGACCCCTATGAAGAAATGTGGAATTATTGGGCAGTTGACGGTAGGGTTGGAATGAAGGGAATTATAGAAAACAGTAATTTATATAGAGATGTATTAAATGGCACTGTAACTACACTTCCAACAACCATTCCAGATACTATGGAAGATGAAAACAATAGTAGGTCATGTATAACTCCTGCTTCTTACACAGCTAAAAGACTAGTTATGAACTACATTTGTCCTCCAGATTTATTTAGATATTGTGAAAACAGTGCAGCACTGAATGTGAATAACATATTTATGCAAAGTGGGATTTCTTCAGACGTCACTGGTAATTATCAATCTTATGGTCTATGTGGTAGAATCCCGCCAAGATTGTTTGAGCCAATATCTAATGTGACTAAGCTAGAAGGTATATTTTATTATTGTTTTATGGTTAATCCATATACTTGGCCTGATACTACAAATGCTGGAACAATGTATCCACCGAACCTATTCTCAACATTGAGAAATTTAACTTCTATTAAGTTGTTATTCTCATACAATGAGATACCTTCTAATATTGCTCTATCTTCTTCACTATTTGTGAATAATTTGAGTCTTTCAGACTTAGATAGAACTTGGATGTGTTGCAGATGGTATTCAGATGCTACATTGCCTGCACAAGTCCCTACTGATTTATTTTCTAGAAATGGAGCTTTAGGAAACCTAAGAGGTACATTCTCAATTTCATCTCTGAGTGTAGATAGTAGTGATAATGTAACAGCTAGTTTATATACTTATGGAAGAAACCCAATAAAGATAGACAGTACGTTAGTAACAAGAGCAAAACATGCAAATGTATCAAACGTATCTTATATGTTTGGTGGTTGTAAGACAACTCAAGGAACTGTACCTGAGCTATGGAATTGGCTAAACAAACTATCTCTTAAATATAGAACACAACCATTCTATCAAATGTCTAAAGCATTAATAACAAATAGTGCTGGCATACCTGCAGAATGGTCAATAGGTATGAATGATTAATAATTTTAAAACGATATAATATGTACGGATACGGAAAAGTAGCAAACAGAGAAGGAAAAATATCTTCTGTCCAAGTAAGTATCTTGCAGAATGTTCCTGCCGGAGATTTCTTCCCCGGTGTGATATTTCTGATAAAGAATATTACTGATGATAATATAACAGCAGAGATTAGACCTGCAGGACAGGACAATTTCATAGAAACAGTACTATATCCCGGATGGAACCCTGAGATGTGTGAAGAAATAAGAGACGCAGAAGAAGGAACATTACAATATGGGTACTAATATTACTGGTATTGGTAATGCCAATGCCATAGGATTTAAGTCTAGAGTTACAGGTGGGGCATACTTCCCACCTGAACTTAAAGACGCTCTTGTAGGGGTGTGGTCAGCCTACGGTAAATCGAATGATAGTACTGACCGTAACATTATCAAGAATAAAATAAAAGATAAAGGCGGAGACTTTGAGCTGCTAAACTTTAACTACAAAGAAGGAAGTGGATATGGTAAGTATGGGACTGATTTTCTAAATTGGAATGTTGAAACTTCATCAGTTACTGCATCTTCAAATAAGATAGAAGTCATTAAAGAAAGTAATATGTACAAGATGTACCGTTATTCAAGTATGACTAAAAATCTTCCCTCCTTTAAGGTAAAAATATCTAATCTGCAAAAAGGATATATAAGATACTATTATCGCAAGCAAACCGGAATCGAAGCATATATTGATTTCCACCAAAATGGAATATATGAATTACCCGCATCCTATAAAGTAGATGAAGGAGGAACAGGAACAAATGGAGGATTTAACTCAAACGCAGCCGTCCTAAATGTGGGGGTGACTATTGAACAAATCCCAGAGTTTAAAGGAGCTGTTGTTACTGACGGAATTGATGATTTAATTATTTCCACAAAAACTGCGACAGAGATGGGCATTACTAATGAGGTCACAGTGGTTAGTATGATTCACCAAATAGGAGGTATTAATTCTTCAGCTGTAAATTATGGTTACACTAATTATTTTAGAGGCATAAATCATAGTACATTAAGAAACAATGCAACAGGATTAAATAAAACTGGTATCTATGGTTATTCTGCAACTAATTATACTCCTACTATAATCAATAATATATTAGGGGACAAGAATGATTATACAACCAACAGTGCCGGATTTTCACAATCAACGTATAATAATGTTTTTAGTGTAGAAGGATATAAAGTATCTAGTATAATTGCCGAAACTAGTCAAGTTGCTTGGTACTGGACATTTATAGCTAACAAAGTTCTTACAGAGGATGAAATTAATCTTGTTATCGAGAAATATAACCTTGATAGACCTGGGGAAATAGTTACACCTCAAGTTTATTACAACATAAAGAAACAGAAGATTTCTAATGATAATCACTCTGCATTTGATGATAAACTAATTGACTATTCTGGAAATGGTTATGATGCTAAGTTGTATAACTTTGGCTGGAAAGAAGATAGTGGAATTGGGAAATATGAAACTGATTTTACTGATTGGAAAAAGAGTTTTAAAGTAACATCTTTTGACAGTGAATCTATTAAGTTTACTAGCGATGTTTCTTGGGTATTACTGTATCATCCATCTAGTATTGGAGAAGATATTCCCTCTTTCAAAGTTCGTATAAAACTTTATGGAAAAGGCACTTTATATTATAACTATATAACTCAAGAAGGGAAATACACTAATGTAGCTGTAAAATCAGAGATTTTTGAAACACCGATTTGTTATAACACAAAATATACAGGTGAAAAGGGAGTAAACGTTGGATTTACTCTTGGCGTTATCTCTGGTGAATGTAGTGGTACTATTACACAAATTCCAGAGTATGAAAATGCATTAGTATTAGATGGTGTAGACGATTATGGAAAAGTAACAGGACTTCCTATTTTAAAGGATTATACCTTTTTGGTAGATAGACAAATAATAAATATTGGCGATGTGCAAAGAATAGTTGCTTCTAAATCTGAAAGTGCAACGGATACAGCTAAGCAAGGAGCATTTCTATTTGAATATTTAAGTAAAAATTCCATTAGTACTTGGAGCTATTATGAAAATAATCCTCTAGTAGCTAATGCTGACTTTAATAGGGATATAAGCTATCAATCAAAATATATTTACAATGGTAAAGAATTAACAATTGGAGGAGCTGGAGATAGTGATAAATTATGGCTAGGAACAATTCGAGATAATGATTCTCGTTTCTTTAATGGAGCTATTTATCTTCTTATGCTATTCCCTTACTCTATGAGTGAGTTCTTAATAGAAAGACAAATAGAGAAAGTAAAAGGAGGAACATTATATCCTAATCAAGTTGAGTTTAGACCTATAATTCCAGAGGATGAAAACATTACTAAAATTGATTATTTTGTTGTTAATTCTGGTACATGGACAGTAATTAAACCTGGAGACTATGTAGACGTAGGAGCTAGGATTGTTCTTAATGTATATACAAAACTTCCTTATAAAATAGCGGGAGCATCTTCAACAGCTTTTACTGGTATGACTGTCGGACCTTCAACAGCATTAAATATATGGGATGTTAAGGGTTATATAAAGGATAAGACTCCACAGAAAATCAAATTGACTCTTGCAGTTAATGAAGATATTGTTCAATGGAATCCTACAATTTCAGCTAATATTCCAGACTCTTACGATGCAGTAACAGAATGGTTTGCCAATGGTTGGGAGACTAAGATTGCTGTAGGTGATTGGATTAAAAAGTCTGATAGAATATTCTTTAAATTAAAACTTAAAGAACCTCTACATGAAATAGGTAAAGTTACATTTGGTGGTTCTGAATGTCAGGCTACTAAAGCAAGTAATTGGTCAGAATCTAATAATCTATGGGAGATTGTAACATATTCTTCTGTTGGAGATTTATCGCAAGTATTTAATGTACAAGTAGACGAGTACATCAGATACGAGGACATTGTACAGCCTTATCCAATTCTATTGAGATTCAATGATGAAAACGGTAATGGAGTATCTTGGGGAGGAAAGTTCAGAGTTGGTTCTACTATTACTAGAATAGGTAGTATTGCTGACCCTGAAAGCAATCTATTAAATGGTTTATATTCTATTTCAGGATTGTCTTTAAATGGTAAAGCTGTTACTAGTAGTACTAGTATCGTTGAAAAGCAAATGGTATTTAAAACTACTGCAACTTATCTTTTTGATAATAATGAACCTAAATGTATTCTTTCTCCTAGACTATTGAGAATACCTAACTCTAGTTACAAGATTCTAAGACACATTCCCGATATATCCGGTCATGGTAATCATGGAGTTATTCATAACTCGGCTTATGCAGGAATGAGTGGAGCGAATGGATATGGAACTAATCTAGGTAATTGGAGTATTAATAGTGCTAATACTGGTAAGATAATAACTCAAAGAGAAGAATATTTAGAATATGAAGTATTAAGTGCAGATAAGAATATATTATTTTATAATACAAAAATAAAAAATGATACATTTGTAATATATACTAGTGTTAGTACTAATATTGTATATTCAAAAGAATCTGATATTATTGCTAATATTCCTGCTAATACTCCTACTAAAGTAGTTTGTCCTAAAATTGGTACTATTCTGTTAAAAACAAATGAAACACCTACTGTTGGAAATATAATTACTGTTAAACAAGATGGAATATATGAAGGAGCATACTGTTTCGATGGCGTAGATGACTTTGTTATTATTCCTACTACGGTCGGTGGTAAGCAGGTGTTGATGAAGGTGAATTGGCAAAGTGATGTGGGAGCTGTGACACTATACGACCAAAGGCTTAATCTATCTGATTATGAATTTGCTATCTATAACGGTAATAGAGACCTTGATGACAATCCTATTATGGCTTATCAGGGAAGAAACAATGGGCAAACATACATTGATGGAATCTTGAATAGTAATATTAAGGCTTCGGAATTGAAGGCTATTACTCATAATATAACTATTACAAATGAGTTAAGTTTGGGAACAAATAATACCTATCCTGTTATTGGTTCAACTAGGTCGAATACTCACTTCGCTCAAATGTCTCTCTATGACTTCATGCTCTTCGATGAAATCTCAACAGAAGCTAAGATTAAAGAGCTGAACGAGTATGTAGGAATAGAAGGAAATGTATTCGAGTTTAATCCTACGTTTACAATAGACCTTCCTATGGCAATTAAGTCTATAAAGGTATATCAAGGAGGAAATGAAATAAGTCCAGGTTATCTATATCCTAATAAAGATACTGAGTTTGAAGTATATGTATCGCTTAATGATGGTAAATATGCTGTTGATACTATTACAGTAGACGGTGTAGAAATCACTAAGGATAGAGTAGTTGGAGAATATAACATATTTAAGTTTACTCTTAATGGTTCTTCTGAACAGAAGATTACAATCCATTCCTATGAATATATAATGTATGAGGATATTATACAGCCGTATCCAAGTTTTGTTAAGTTAGAAAATCTAGATAGAACTCATACTTATACTTGGGGAGATAAACTAAGAATAGGAGATACTATTAGGTATAATTCTTCTAAAAATTTACTGGAGGGAGCTTATACTTTAAGGGGTCAACTAGAGTGTAACGGTGTATATGTATTCGATAATAACCAACAAATCGTTGTTACTAAGGAGATGGTATTTGCTTGGTCACATAGTCCCGTTTGGACTATTGGGAACAGTGCTCCTAAATGTGTATTCTCTCCAAGTAAGTTAAGGATTCCAAATTCTAGCTACAAGTACTTAGGTTATATACCTGATATTTCTGGAAATGGAAACAATGGAACATTTACTAACTTTGCTTTCTCTGGTATGTCTGGAGCTAACGGATATCTAGAAGATTTTACTATCATGAAAGACCATGGTACTAGTGGCATAGTTCGCACCGAGAGTAAGATATATCTTAATGAGTCGTTTAATTATAAAGAGGGATTTTGGCTAGGATATACAAACAATCCTTCCCCTGCTTATAAAGTTAAAGTATCTGGAATACCCGAAACTGGTATGCTTACATATACAGGAGGTATTTGGTTAAATCTAGTAAATGGAATAAACGAATTGCCTGCAAGAACAAATACTGCAGAAAATCACGGTTTTGTGGTTCAATCTCCAGGCCTAGACTGGTCAAAATTAGTTATTGAACAAATAGGAAACTATGAAGGTTCTATATGTTTTGACGGAATTGATGATTATGTAGATATTCCTTCCTTATCAATAGGAGGAAAGCAGGTATTAATGAAGACAAACTGGTTAAAATCTCCTACGTTATTGTATGACCAGAGAGCGTCGGGAAGCTTTGCTATTCTTACAACTAAGGAGGATGACGCAACTAATCCAAGAATAGCGTACCAAGCACGTAATCAAGATGGCAAGACTTACATAGATGGGATAGAGAATAATTATATTGAAACTTACTCTCTAAAAGGTATAACACATAATATTACAGTGACAAACCCTTCGGCAGGAAGTGGAGTAGTACCTGTAATAGGTGCCAATACTGGTAAGTCAAGCGGTTTTGCCAAAATGGCTCTTTATGATTTCATGTTGTTTGACGAGGTAAGTACTAACGAAGAAATAAAGCAACTCAATGATATAGTAGGAATTGAGGGAAATTATGTACAAAGACCTCCTTACTATTGGGACGCTTATGGCAAGACTAACTCTGATGAAGATAGGAGTACTATTCAACAAAGAGGAACAGCAGTAGGAGACTATGATTTAACTAATCATAATCATGCTTACGATAAAATGTCAGGTTATGGAGGTTATAATTTAGGTAGATTTGATAAGTCTTGGGCTAGTTCTAGTTCTTCTAATACTAGTATTAAAGTTGTTCAACGAAATCCTTATGATATTACTTTAAAGAAGTTAGGAGGAAATAGTGATTGGGAATTTAATAACACAGAATTAAAAATTATATCTAATCCTGTATCTGTTAAATTTAAATCTGATAAAAATATAAGATTTACGTGCGATTATCATTATTATCCTGTTGGAGAAAATAGTGAAGGTATTCCTTTAGGAATAACTTCTAAAGACTTAATTGCTAATGAAGATACCATTATCACAATTTCACCAATTAGTCAAGAGAATATAGATAAATATAATATTGATGTAAATAGAGGATACTATCTTATTTATTTTCAATTATCATCTACTCTTGCAGTTAACGAAGAAGTAACTATCGAAATGCTTCCTCTTTATCCTAATGCTTTATTATATGATGGAGTAGATGATTATTCAGAAAACACTAGTATTCCGGCATTTACTGATTATACTTATATCATTAAGTATGAGGATTTTAATAATCCAAATACTGGAAGTTGTATTCAAAGAAAAGGCAGCATTAAGGCAGGTGGAGGAGCATTTGTTCAAGACCATATCTATAGAGGTACAAAATATCAATATAATTTTGGAATTAGTAGCAATATTCATAAAGATGATTCCATCGCATTTTGTACTAGAACAAATTATAATGGCACTGCAATTCCGTCTGGAAACAATACTGATGATACAGGTTTTACTATCGGAAAATTCGATGGATATCGTAAAATGGTATTTTATAAAGAAATGTTGTATCCTAGGACCGTTAATATGCTAACCATTAATATGATAAAGAATATGATGGCGGAAGATGGAATAATAGATATACAAGGTAAATTATTTACTGATAAATTTACAGGAGATTTTAATTTAGACTTTAATAAAGACTTTTTAATAGGTAACTAACAATGGCAAATTGGAGTAATTTAAAAACAGCAATATCAAATGTTGTTAAAAGTAACGGAATCCAAGGGATTACCGGAGATTCACTACAATCTGTAATGTTAAATATGGTTACAAAACTAGGAGAGAATTATATGTTTGCAGGGGTAGCTACCCCTGCTACAACTCCTGGGACTCCAGATGGTAATGTATTCTATATTACTACACAAGCTGGAACTTATGCCAACTTTAATAATACAGTAGTGGCAGATGGAGAACTAGCAATTCTTATGTGGAATGGTGCTTGGACAAAACAGAGTATGGCAATAGCCACTCAAGCAAAGATGGAAGAAATTGACCAACATGTAACGGAAGTTGATGCTAAACTTAATGAAATGCAAAAAGGTATGGAAGATGTATATGCCTATGGAGTCGAATGGGATTCTACTGTGGCAGACCCTACTCTCACAAGAATTGGGAATCTTACTCTTCATAAATCGTTACCTATTCAGTCTCAATTAAAAGGCTGCGTAGCTAACGGAGGAGTAATCAATTATTATCTTCATCCAGATGATTGGTCAAAGAAAGAAGATGGCACACCATCAGTATTAGATGGAACTGACGGAACTGTCAGAGTTAAAGTACCTCGATTCTGGGGAAAATCTGGAGTTGTAGGAACAAAAAGATGGGTTAAGATTTCTACTGTATGTATTGATGATACTTGGACAGAGATTCCAGCAATGTTAATAGATGCATATAGGTCTACAACAGATAACACTGTAACAGCAACACCTAAGTTGGTATCAGTTGTGAATACTACTGCTGCATTTAGAGGTGGAGGAAATAGAACAGCTTATGATACTTATTTAGAAACAGACCCAGTAAGAACAGATTTAGGAAAACCAAGAACAGCAATGACTAGAGCAGTTGCACGTACTTGGGCAACAAACGCGGGTTCAGAACTACTGAACTACGAATACTACAAATGGATAATGTTTTGGTTACCTGTGATTGAGTACGCTACATTTAATATGCAAGCTAACTTCAATTCAGATTTAACTTCTGAAGGATTTCATCAAGGAGGATTAAGCGCAGGTGTAACAAACATGTCAAATTGGGAGTTTTACAATGGAAATTATTCAGTATGTCCTTGCGGATATGCCAATGAATTAGGAAATTTTACAGGAGCTAAGGTTATTCCTCAAGCTGATTGGGTTTATGAATCCACAGGTTTAACTAATATGGCTTCTTATTCAAGAGATACTGCTCAAGCAGATATGACAGCAGAAACAAATAAAGTCACAATTACAAACGTTAAAGGTACTAATAGATATATGTATAGAACTTGGGGTTACCAAAATGGAGAAACCGTTTATACTATATCAGGATTAGCAGAGGGACAAGATGTAATATTCTATGTAGGAGGTACAACAGTAGCAACAGCTACAGCCGATGGAGATATTACAGTAAATTGGCCTACAAACAATCTGGGAGATAGATGCATTAAATCATCTTTTACTGGAAGTTGTAATATTGTGATTTCTATTAAGAGTGCATCTAACGTAAATGTAACAGTTAGCCGTCCAGCTATGAGTATTGCAAGATATAGAGGATTTGAAAATATCTTTGGAGACCTGTGGACAAATATGGAAGGCATAATTATACAAGGTTATACAGACGAAGGAACAAGCACTTATAACTGGAAAAATGTATATACAACTACTAATCCAGAAAATTATGGAGAAACAGAAACTCAAAAAGCTAAAATGAAATTAATCTCTAGTAGAGAAATTCATGCAGATGGATATACTAAGGATTTTGACCTCCAAACAACAGGAGAAATAGTACCATGTGCTGTTGGTGGTGGAAGTACTACCTATATGTGCGACTATCATTACACTGGTAATAAAGACGCAAGTCTAAGGACACTCTTGCTTGGCGGCAGCGCTGATTATGGCGGTAGGTCCGGCCCTGGTTACTTCTATTCTGCTTATGGGGTCGGCACTTCCGGCGCCTTTGTGGGTTTCCGTACTCTAAATAAAATTGAAAAATAATTTCTCATAACATATAACAGATAGGGCACTATTTACCTTTTTTACCGGGTTGCAAGGGCAGCGAAAGTTTACTGTGAAAAACAAAACTCTTACTTAGCAGCAACGCTAATAATGGCAGTAATTCCAGCCCTAGTTACTTCAATTCTAATAATGGAGTCAGCAATTCCAGCACCAATGTAGGTTTATTATATATTTTGATTTTGATAATTTTGTTTTTATTATTTTGTCTAAATAGTGTCCTTGCCTCTTGGCAAAAAATAACGTAGTATTTAATATAACTGGTGTTAGTAGGTTAATTCTCGAACACTCCTTGCATAAATATATAAGACTTTGAAAAGAATAGGATATTTGCATGAGCAGGTATGTAGCCTGTCTAATATAGAACTTGCTGATAGAAAAGCAAGAAGACACAAATCAGTCAGATGGGGAATCCTGAAACATGATAAGCATCATGAGAGGGAAAATGAAAAGTTGGCAACCGTTTTGAAGAACTTGACATATCACACTTCAAAATATAGCACGTTTAAAATCTATGAGCCTAAGGAGAGATTAATCTTTAGGCTTCCATATTATCCTGATAGAATTACGCATCATGCGATAATGAATATAACAGAACCAATATGGGTAAACATATTTATCAAACATACATATTCTTGTATAAAAGACAGAGGAATACATGATGTTGCAAAAGACTTAAAGTACGTTTTGCAAAAATATCCAGAAGAAACTAAGTATTGTTTGAAAATTGATGTGAAGAAATTTTATCCGTCTATTAACCATGACATACTGTACGAAATACTCCAAAGGAAAATAAAAGACCCTAAATTGTTGAGTCTACTAAAGGAGATAATATATTCGGCAGACGGAGTACCCATTGGAAACTATTTGTCTCAATTCTTTGCAAATTTATATCTTGCTTATTTTGACCATTGGGTCAAAGAAGAGCTTAAATGTAAATTCTATTTCAGATATGCAGATGATATAGTAGTATTAAGTGACAATAAAGAATTTTTGAGAACAGTTCTATTGTCAATGAAATTATATCTGCGAAATGTCTTAAAATTAGAACTTAAACAAAATTATCAAATTTTTCCCGTAAACAGTAGAGGAATAGACTTTGTAGGTTACAAGTTTTTCCATACTCATGTACTGCTCAGAAAATCTATCAAAGTTAGATTATTCAAGTTAATTAAAGGGTACAAGGATAAGAAAATTGATAGAAATGAGCTAAGAAGGAGAATGCAATCGTATTTTGGATGGTTAAAGTTCTGTAATTCTAAAAATCTACTCCATAAAATTCAGTTAGAGACTGGATTGAGATTTTCTAACTGGAATGGGAAGAAGGTAAATATTTCAAGATTCTATGGTAAGTATATTCATATAGTTGACATCATATTGTATAGTAATAGATTCAGAGTCAACTTTGTATATAATTATAAGTCATATTATTTTGAGAGTAAGAATAAACGATTGCTTTATTCTATACGTAGATATTCATTACCTGTAAATTTTAAAATAACACCATATGTTAGACCCAAGAAGAATAGAAGCAAACCTGCAACCCGAACCGATTGAATTGCTTGGAAATGGTACATATTACTATAACTATGATATTAAATCAGAAATAGTATACGTTCCTCACATGGACGGAAGTACAACGGAAGAAATTAGATGGAATTACATTCAGATACATTTAAGTGGAACACCAGAATATAAGGCATGTGCTAGAGCTATTATTAGACAATATATTGATGAAGAATCAGAGTTCTCTATAATTAATGACTTTAATGCACACCAATTAGGAATTAGAAAAGATGAAAAAGCATACTCTGAATACATAGAGTATATTAATTTAGTTTCAGAAATCAAATCAAAAATTAAGTCGGACTTTAATAAATAAAATTATGGATTACGCAATTGTAACAAAAGAATGGATGACACAACGTGGTTTAATCATAGAACCACACATGAGAACAAGTGTAGATAACAACAAAGTAGTATTACACAAATCGTGGCTAAGACCTTTCTTAGAAGATGAAGGTATTGAGCTTTACTATCATGACGACCCTGCTTTTATAGCACTATTAGCATCTGCAGAATGGACATCTCCTGAGGGAGAAATCGAACCTGTGTCTATGGGAGAAGGAACAAAAGAAAGTCCTTACACATATGATGGAGTAATGTCTTTAGTAAAGGGTAACTATTACTCACAAGATGGAGTTACATATCTATGTACAAGAAGTCTTTATGAAGAAAACAGCACTGCTCTTAAAGATTTAATAGGAATGTATGTAAAGGAAGCTGCCTAAATGGCATCTTTCTCATTTGAAAAATAATTTTTAACACTCGTAGCTAAATTACAAGAATTTTTAAAGAAATTTAATAATTTAGTTGCGAGTGTTAATTTTTATTTATATCTTTGTGCTGTTACAAATGGAGAAAGACCGAGACGTCTAAAATTATAATTAGGTCGATTGAAAGGAGTAATAAGTAACTGATAATAAAAAAAGTTACTTTAGTTCATTTATTAATTTAAAAAATTTTTAAACATGGCAGAGTTTTTAACAATGGAAGATGCCGAAAACAAATTCGGTACGAAAGGGAGAACAAATGCGGGCCTAACCCTAGGTATTATTGGTACAGCACTAGCTGCACTTGGTAATAACGGAGGAGGCTGTGGAAACAACGGTGGTATTTTAGGTGGACTCTTCGGAGGAAACAATGGCTCTTGTTGCGCTATGCAACAAGCAGAACAGGCTAAAACGTTAGCAATGGTTCAAGGACAACAGGCAGATAATTTATCTTGGGCAAATAGAGTACAATCTATGCAAGACGACATCAACCTATATACTTACATCAATGCGGCTGATACAGGACTTCGTAATCAAAACTACGAAGGAAGAATCACCGACCAGGGAGAAAAATGTAATATGTATATAGACCTTATAACAAGAGACAACGCACAGAATCTGAGATTGTGTGACGAACTCTATAAGAGAAGAGAACAAGATGTCCAAGAAAAGTCTGATTTGTTCGCAAGATTAAGTACTAGAATCAGTGATTTAGAGAAGAAAGAAGCTGCTACATCAGCTGCATTACCTCTAATGTTCGAACTTGCAAAAGAAAAGTCAGAAAGATATTCTGATGCTTGCTGCTGCAAGAGCGAAAAAGATTTACTTAAAACTGCTAGTGCTCTTCAAACTGAAGGTATGGCTGTGGCTAACAACTTACAAAGACAACTTGACCATAAAATTACTGGAGAATTAAAATATTCTTATAGTAACTTATGTGCTCCTGTTCCTAGTATAGCTCCTCTTTATTGTAGTCCGTTTACGCAATATGGTACAGGCATGTACGCTGGTACAGCTGCTTCTAACTGGAACGCAGTGAATACAGCTATTAATGGAGCTTGTCCTTCTTGCCAAGCACAATAAGATATTGAAAGGAGATTATGTAACAGTAGTCTCCTTTCTTTTTTTATAACCTAAAATGCTCAAAATTATGACTACAAAAATAACTCCATTTGGAACCGAAGATAACGGGAGTCAAATATTAGAGTTTAATGTTTCTATACCTAAGGGAGCAAATACAAGTATAGCTCCTAACTCTACACTAACAGTAACACAAAGATTCGCAGAAGTCTATAATCAAGCCACTTCTGGTGCTGCTTCTTATAGACAAGTCACTAAACTAGATGTGGTTCATAACCTACAATATGTTGATTGTAAGGGTGCACCAAAAGTTATCACAAACGTCACTTCAACTATTATCGATACTCCGGCAACTTCCGCTACTCCAGAAACTCTGACACCAGAGATTTTCAAAGTAGTTGATGTTTTAATTCCAAGAGGAAAGACAATAGTAACACAAGATTTAATTAACGATTTACCTACAACTACGCCACAGTTGGCTCATTGTGCTTATTCTGTATTCGTTATACAGATGGCAGCACCTGCTCCAGCACCAGCGCAGTAACTAATTAATTTATGACATGTTTGGCGATACTTTTAGTAACAATAGCTTGGGTGATTTACAGAAGACTTACTACCAACAACTGGAAACGTTGAACAGGATGCAACAGCAGCAACAAGCGACTAACACTTCTATATTAGAAGAGATTAATAAATCAGTCGGGATGCTTAGTTCTGAGGAACAATCAGTATTGGCTAATTCACATGATTATCAATTAGCAAAACAAACCTATGAAGCCGGTTTTATGGCTTACTTAGGAAATAAATTCGCTGGAGAATACGTAAGTAGTCCGGATGGAAAAATTGCTGCTGAAAATCTATTGAATGCAATTAATAAGTCCAAGGAAAAAATTGCAATAGAATTAAAGAAAAAACAAGAAAAACTTGATACAATGCTTAATCTATTGGAAAATGACCCAGAAATAAAGAAGAGATATGATGAACTTATGATGAATAAACAATAATACTATGGTTAGTGACAAAGAAATATTAATGCAAGCTGCTGAGAAATATGCAAAGGATATCGCGAGTAATTTCTTCGGATTATCCACTATTCCAGTACAAACTGCTATCACCTATGTTGTAAGAAATTGGGTTGATAAACACAACGCTCTAATTGACTTATTTGTTGATATTGACGGAAATATAAATACGAAGATTCTAGGAGATGCTGCAAAATCAGTATTGAAAGAGAACGACGGTTTCAAAATTGGAAAAGTAAAATTCACTGAAGCCGATGTAGATGATTTATTTAGTACTTTCAATGACATCAAGTCCAGAAATACATAATAAGATACCATCGGCATTAATTTGTCGGTGGTATTTTCGTTTTAATATACTTAATAAATCATGGAAAACGTTAGAGTAGACTCTCTCTTAGGAAACAAAAAAGTAATAGTTGGAAATCCCTATTCTGACATTGTACTAGAAACTCTAGGTAAAGTTTATGTAAAGACAGGAAACAATTTAAAAGTACTAAGTGATGTTTTAAAATTACTTGACCAGGCCAACGAAAAAGACTCTACTGGAACTATTATAGTCGATAGCCAAAGTGCTATGGAAGAAATGGAATACCCAGGCGATGGACGGTTTATATTTAATACACTCACCAAGACTTTATACATATCCTACGATGAAAGATATGTCGCATTAATAACAGCAGAAGATGGGGAAGGTTCAGACAAATATGTTAAAAAGTCTGGAGATGTCATTACTGGAAAGTTAGAATTTACTACTAATGAAGCTCCACTTATTGTGGCTTCTTCAAAGCTAGTTAAAAACTTTAATGCAGAATACGTTGGCGGATATGCTGCGGATAAACTTGCGAAGAGATTAGAAAATGAATATATATATGGTAATTGGACATTTAAGTCTTCTGGAACATCGGAAGATACTTGGCTGTTTAAGAGAAATGTTAGATTTAATCAAGATTTAATAATAGATGGCAGTCTATCCACTGCTCAATTTCAATCTGGATATGGAGGATATGGGTGGAGGTTAGATTCAACTACTAATACACTTACTATTGACTACCTTGTAGTTAGAAAAGCTATGAGAGTATATGAGATGGTAATAAATAAAATAACTGCAACCAATGGCTCAATATGGGTTACAAATGCTTCTAAAGCAGATAATGTGTATTATCCAATTGTGTGCAGCATAAACGATTTAGACGGAACTGCTGATTCAGGTAAACTATGGGCATCTGATGCTTATTATCTGTTTACTGAAACATGGAGTTCTACTGGATATAAATTCTTTATATATATAACAGATTATTCAGCATTAATCAATAATCCTGAATTTACTGGAAAAGAAATGTTACTTGATGAAGCTTTATTGACAAGAGAAGTGACTGAAAGTGATACATCTGACTTTATTGAATTAAGGAATAACGTTAAATTATTCTACGTTTATAGTAGTGATTTTGCAAAAGATGTAGAATTTGAATATATAGAGAATATTTCTGATTACGAAGAAACTGGAGTTACTAAAACTATAAATATATATGACACTTACTATGGAAAAAATCCTAATGGAGATTTACTAAATAATAACTTCTATATTGTTGTTACAGACGATGAGGAATATCCATTATTAAAGCCAAATGATTTAGTGAGATGTCAGAAATGGTCCAATGGTAATATTAAATATTATGATGCCATTGTGACTAATCAGTTAGGAAGTTATTCCTACGTAATGCAAAAAGCAATATCTGTATTTGATAAATATACGGAAATAAATTATAATGAAGATGGAACCGTAGCTAGTATGACAGAGGAATACAATGATAAGTTATACAGTATGACCGAGGATTCCGAAACAACAACTAATGTTGAGGATAGACTTGATGAAATTGCTATTGGTGACGATATAATACAAATGGGAAATTTAGTAGATGTAAACAGGCAAAATGCTATTTATCTAACATCTACTGATGATTATTCTCCTTATATAGACATAATCTCTGAACTTACTAGACCGGATTACTCTGTTGTGTATAGGATTCCTAAATACATTACTGATAAAGAAGGTAATGAAGTAAACTATGAAATGGTTAAAAAGCTAGATTCAGAAGGAAATCCTGTAATAGGAAGTGATGGGGAACCAGTAATGGTAAAAAAATATATCTATAAATATACTAAAACCTGTAAAGTAAGATTGGGAAACCTTGGAGGAATAAGGGATTCTACTTTCCCAGAAAACAAACAACCTAGAGGATATGGTTTGTATGCGGACAATGTATTCCTTACTGGAGAGTTTTATTTAAACAATGGACAATCTGTGGTAGATTTCTCACAAGATGGAGTATTTCTTAAATACAAAGAAGCTGGATTATCTATTGCTGATGACCCTAAAACAGGTGACCCTATAATCTCTTTGGAAGCTAACAAGGTATGGATTGGAGATTCCAAAGGACAAATCGGAACTTTGTTTAAAGTAGAAGATGGTAAAGCATATATAAATACCGATTTTATTAAAGCCCAAAAGATTGAGGTGCAGGAAATATGGAATTATTCTTTTGATGAAACTACATCTCAGCAAGTTGAATTACCACTATTTGAGGGGACTTATACTCCAGTTATGTATGAAAGTAGTATAGGAACTATGACTCCGGACCCTCCTTATGGAATGGCAGATTCATCAGCATGGACGGGAACAATATCTAAACATGACGGAAGTGGAGTATTTAAAGATTCATCATTATATCCAGGTTCAGCCTGCTTTATGGAGTCAGTGAACGGAGAACAAGTTCACATAATGACCCCAATATTATCTTTAAAAAATGGAACTTTAGACGGAAAATTATCTTACTGTAACATTGGAGTAAATATGGGAGATTTCATTGGAGAAGGCATGGGTGAAATAAAGGTTACAGCTCATAGTGTAGATACAGGCGAATCTTGGGATGTTCCATTCAAAATGGCTAGTAGAGGAACCTTAGACTATGAATTAAGTGCGATAGAAACTACTGCTGCTACTAATAATTTAATATTTGCTATATCATTGATTCCAGCTTCAAAGGAAACTGCACGAAGAATAATAGTAAACATATCAGTTAGTTATTACTACCACGAAGGAGCATTGAACTGGGCTTTATGGAAAAATGGGTCTGGTAGTTTAGCGAGAGAAAAAATCAACTGGAATAAAGATGGAGAACTTACTATAAATGGTGACTTTAGGTCTTCCAATGGCCAAACTACCATTTTAATAGGAAATAATTCTAAATCAGCATATTTGAGTATGTTTTCTAATGCTACTGAAGAGCATCCATTATTATATATAAGATATAGAAATGTGGGTTCTGGAAAATCTGTAACTGTGGAAGTCGATAGTGAGTATACTCATGATGATATATATTATTCAAGAGCAAGATTAACTTGTGAAGGTTTAACTTTTGGATATACACAAAAAGGATATTTAGATTCTATTATTACATCAGGAATGGGATATACCTATATATCAATGGATAAGTACAACGGATTCCAAGTGTCTAGTTCAAATTACAGCTTTGCTGCAGGTTCTGTGGTTCGAGGTGTTAGTATAACTATGGGAGGAAGAGCCTTTACTATTAGACCTGACGGAGGTGGAATTTGCTTCAATTGGGGTGCTTATCCTGGTCAGGGAGGTCATGCTTGGCCTACTAGTATAGACCAAGTTAGTGTTGGGGGAGTATATATTCATACTTCCGATGGAAGTTTACACGTAAAACAATCATGAAATTAAATGTAAAAGAACGAGTGGCAATATTACAAATGCTTCCAGAAACTGGAAGTCTTGTAGAAATGGTAGATATAATGGAAATTGTGAAAAAGGTAAGATTAGAAGAGGAAGAAAAGAACAACATAGAGTTTAAAGAAACTAAGAATTCTTTATCTTGGAACGCAGTTAAAGATTTAGGAAAGGATATTGAATTTAAACATGAAGAAATATCTATTTTAAAAGCTGCTGTGAGAAGACTTGACGAAGAGAAAAGAATCAATGTATCCAATCTCGATATCTGCTTAAAAATAAATAGTTTATGAAAATTTTACTAGACAATGGTCACGGAGAGAATACTCCCGGAAAAAGAAGTCCAGATGGTAAACTTAGAGAATATCTCTACGCCAGAGAAATAGCTTCTATGGTTTATGATGAACTTTATAATAGAGATTATGATGTCGAACTTCTTGTTCCAGAGACAGCTGATATTTCCCTTTCAGAAAGATGTAAACGAGCTAATAAGTTTGCTAAAGAATTAGGAAATAAAAATGTCTTGTTAGTGTCTATTCATTGTAATGCTGCTGGTAATGGCAGTGCATGGATGGGTGCTAAAGGATGGAGTGTCTTTGTTTCAAATAATGCTTCTACTAATAGTAAATTACTAGCTGACTGTTTGTATGATGCAGCTGAACAGCAAAAACTTAGATTAAGAACCGAAAGACCTGGACAGAAATACTGGCAACAGAGCCTTGCTATATGCAGAGATACTAACTGCCCAGCGGTTTTAACAGAAAACTTGTTTCAAGATAATAAAGAAGATGTGGAATTTCTTCTTAGTAAGGAGGGAAAGGAAGCTATCGCTAAACTTCACGTAGACGGAATCATCAGATACATTTCCAAAATTTCATAGGTTAAAGTTATTAAAAAATGTAAAATTAGAAAATTTTAGTATTTCACTTTATGTGGAATAAAAAAATGACTATATTTGCAAATAACTTTAAAAGAATGATATATGGAAAAGGGAATTGAGGATTTAGACTTTAACGAAGAAGATTACGGTATAGCACAGGAACCGTCGAACCCTAATGGTTACGTACCAGATTATGAATCATTAGAGCCAGAGAAACCTTGGATGGGGGATGAAAATCAACCACAGCCAGCAGATGGTACAAAACCAGAACCTGCTGCTGCACAAGAACCAGTACAAGAAGATGATATTATCATTTCTATGCTTAAACAAATAGGCATTTCAGACCCTTCAAAAATTAAATTTGAAAATGATGAGGGTGAAATTGAGGAAGTTTCTTGGGATTCATTATCCGCAGAGGAAAAAATGAATATCTTAACACCAGAATCTCCTGACCCGAACTTTGGTCTGGAAGACCCCGAAATTAACTTTATTAACTTGTTACGTGACGCGGGAATTACTCCAGAGGAGTACATTAACTATCAGAGAGAACAGGCTATTGAAGAATACAGACAAGCATTAGAAGGTAATCCACAATACGAAGTTGAGAGGTTAACAGACGAAGACTTATATGCTTTAGACTTACAATCAAGAGTTCCAGATATGACAGACGAAGAAGTTGCCATAGCTCTAGAACACGAGAAAGCTAATCCTGAACTTTTTGAAAAGAAAATGCAAGGAATTAGAGCTGAGTATAAAGCACTAGAAGACGAAAGAAGACAAAATGAGGAACTTCTCGAACAACAACAGAAGCAAGAACAATTTGAAGCCTTCCAATCTGATGTACTTGATGCAATTGAGTCTTTAGATGAAGTTGGAGGTGTAAAATTAAATTTGGACGAAGATGACATGGAAGAAGTTGCAAACTTCATATTATCGCTAGATTCGGCAGGAGTTAGTTATTTAGGAAAAGCATTAGACGACCCACAAACTTTAGCAAGAATGGCTTGGTTTGCATTGAAGGGAGACGAAGCTTTTGCAACTATCACTGATTATTACGATAAGGAGATAGCAAAAGAAAAACGTTCAGCCTACGAAGCTGGATATGAAGATGCAAAGAAAGGAATACAACCAAAGAGTACTAGAAAACCTACTGTTGTAGTTGCTCCTAAACCTGCATCTGAACCCAAACCCGGGGGCACTAATCCCCATGAAAAAACAATTGATGATATAGATTTTTAATTAAAAAAGTATGATAGTAGCGAATTTTGTATCAAACAGACCGACAATGTCGGAAACTAGAACTTATGAGGATTTCTATAAGTTCTTAGGAACTAGACCAACTAAATTAGGTGTTGTTTCAAGACTTTACCCAGAACTTACAGCTTCTTACCTAACAGAATCTCTAAGAAACATTTTCTACCAAGATGTAAAATCTGGTAATAAATATCAAAGCATTGACTCAATGTACTTTGAATGGGAAGTTGAAACCAACTACATTAAGAGAGTTGAGTTTGCAGATGTACCAACAGAAGATGGTTCAAACGGTTCAGAAATTGTAATGGCTTTCAAAGAAAGATATTACGAAAAGTATGACATCTTCAAGATTGATAAAACAATGCAGCAATGTATTGTAGTGAGCAGACCAGTTAGAAAAGCTGATAACTATTGGGAAGTAGTTGTTAGACTTATTGATAGTGACTATTCTAGCGTTCTTGACTTTAGTGGTTGCCAAGTAGGTGATACTACTAGATTCCAATCTAACGCAATGCCTGAAATGCACGAAGAAGGATATGTTAAATATCAATCTAACATTGAAAAACACAGAAACTTCATCACAACTCACAGATGTGACGACAGTTATTCTGCACTTTATGCAGCTCATGAAAACGTATTCATCAGTATTGCAGAAGGAAAAGACACTGGTAGCTTGAAAGAAACATTATATAAGATGGACAAGAAAGAAAAAGTTCTTCTTGATAACTTCTTATATGTAAGAAACAACGGTCTATTATTCAACAAATGTAATGTTGACGTAAATGGTAAACCGACTATTGTTGACCCAGATACTCAAAGACCAATCTACATTGGTGACGGTATCATCCCACAAGTAGAAAGATTCGCATCTAAATATGCGTTCGCAAAACTTTCTATCGACGTATTCCAAACTGTAATTGCTACAATGAATGAAAAAGCAACTCAGCCAACTGGAAACAAATACGTATTTATTTGCAATGAAAGAATGTGGTTCTTAATCCAGAACGTTCTCGGAGATTTCTTAGCTAAATACAAAACTATTGGTACTTACCTATGGTCTAAAGCAGCTAACGATTACATCAAAGTTGGTGCTGCATTTGATAGCTATACATTCGGTGGAAACACTATCTCCTTCAAAGTTGATAGAACATTCTCTAGAGAATATGGTATGGAAAAAGCATATTGTCTATGCTTAGACCTAACTGCTGATTCTACTGGAAATGAACCTCCAATCCAAATGTTCACACTAAAAGGTGGAGACTTCATCACTAATAAATATCCAGGTGTAGGTGGATTAGACGGATTAAGTTCAGGAATTGTATCAAGTCCTGTTGCTGCTTCTAAGCTAATTAACTGGGGATATTCTGGTGTTGGCGTATTCAACCCATATAGAAGCTTCATTTTAAGAGAACTTTAATAAATAGTCAAGATATAGTAAG